TATACGAACCCAAATATATTTTCAATACCCAAACAAATATGGGGAAGTACGAATTGACCTCCGAATGTCGCGAATTGGGCGGCCAGAAATTGTATCGAATTATCGCTGTCCGGTCTTTTAGTAACATCAAGGAAGGCGATAAGGGCGGCTTTGTAAGGTCAGAGGAAAACCTGTCCCATGACGGCGATGCGTGGGTGATGGGTAATGCCTGTGTGTTGGACAACGCATTGGTCGAGGGAAATGCACGGATATTCGGTTGTGCAATGGTAAGTGACAATGCTATTATTTGGGAAAATGCGCGAGTCTTCGGCAAGGCTGAGGTGTGTGAATACGCGCATGTTTCGGGAAATGCGATTGTGAGAGGAGAAGCATCGGTATCGGGTCATGCCAAAATACGCGATCGTGCGAACGTGTTTCAACATGCAGAGATCGGCGACAATGCGAAGGTGGTGGATGATGCTTATGTATTCGGGTACGCTAAGGTAAACGGCTTAGCCGAGATCTCCGGTCATGCACGGGTGCACGGAGAGGCGGAGGTGTACGGTAATGCGATCGTGGGTTTTTTGGCAGATGTCTTTGGTGATGCGAAATTGTCACACGATGCGCGGATCGGGGCTATGGGTGACTATGTCACGCTTAATGGATTCGATGTCAATGGGAACTGCATTATCGCTTTCCGCGACTCCAATATCGGTGTCAGAATAAAATGGGGGTGTTTTAACGGTTCCGTCGATGAATTCCTTAATATGGTAGAAATGACCTACGGCAACAGACCGTTGGGCCTTCAATACAAGGCTATTGTCCAGATTATTCGTAATAAGTTTTTATACGAACCCAAATATATTTCAATACTCAAACAAGTATGGGAAAGTACAAATTGACCTCTGAATCTATTTCGAGGTATGGACACACATTATACCGGATTGTCGCTACTCGGTCTTTTGGCAACGTGGTGGAGGGCTCCCGGGGTGGCTTTGTCGAATCGGAAGAAAACCTGTCGCAAGTCGGCGATGCGTGGATTTCAGGAAATGCGAAAGTATGGGGAAATGCACAAGTGCAGGATGATGCCCGGGTGTTTGATAATGCGGAAGTGTTTGGTAATGCTAAGATATCGGGGGAAGCAATGGTATTTGGAAATTCGTATGTTACAGACTATGCTTCTGTAGCGGGCTATGCTCAAGTTTGCAGCAACGCGCATGTGGATTACTTTGCCAAGATATTCGGTCACGCTCAGGTGTACGGCCATGCTCATATAACAGACAAATCCCGGATATTTGAGAATGCACGTGTGTATGGAAAAGCACAAGTTTCGGACGACGCGCAAGTATCAGGCGATTCATGTATATCAGGCGATGTAAAGGTCTTTGGTAATGCACGATTATCCGGTAATGCGGTAATTGCGAGAGCTGGTGATTACATAACTTTTACAGGATTCGGATCCAGAGGTCTATGTACAACCGCCTTTCGAGATACCAATATCGGAGCCAGAATAAATCACAACGACTTCACGGGCGGTGTCGATGATTTCATTGCTAAAATCGCAGATATGTACACGGACTGTGATCTTCGTATGGAATACAAGACGATCGCGGAACTGATTCGTAGTAAGTTCTTAGGAAAGTGAATCCGCAATAATCCGAATCACCGTGCCGGTCGCTGCAAAATATGATGCTGAGTTTTTTGCAAATTCAAAAGGTTTGCGTATATTTGAAGTGCCAAAGTCTCATGTCTCGTCTTTAATAAGACGATACTTATACCGCTATACGGCGGGCTTACTTTCGAGTACATCTTGCAGACGCAGATGTGGGACTTTGGCGAGTTACGAAAGGGGCCTGCCTCTTTTTTACATATTTATTTATAAACTTTCAGACCTATGCCAAAGTCCCCTGAAAGCGTTGCAGCAGCGAAGAATAGTACCTGCTCCGCACCCATCACGCGCAGAACACGCGTCCACTCGAATTCATCCAACTATTTCGCAAATCTATTTGCGGATTCGGAATCTTTGTGTATCTTTGTCGTTGGCAAACGGTCGTCGGTACACGACTACCAAAGACATATTAGTAAGCTGCTCAAAGTTAATTGGGCGCAGTCTCGTAGCACTTCTACCCCGTGTAGTCGTGACCGTTTGCCAAAACAGAGAGGCTGCGCCCTTTCTTTATATACCATTTTTGACCTACAATGGCAAACGGTGTCAAAATTGGGTGTTCGGCACAAGGTGCCGATTATCCGACGTACAACCCACGAAACGGGTTCAAATCTATCAATTATTCTCACGAACCGCTTGCGGATTCAGAAACTTTGTGTATCTTTGTCTTTGGCAAACGTACTGTCCAAAGTACACAAAACATACTTCAACCGCATTACAGCGGGGTTCCTGGGGCTGTTCCATTCTTTGGTACAGTGCGTTTGCCAAAACACAAGGGAGCCTCGCTCTTTTTATTTACTTATCAAACACCTTTTGTTACCTATGGCAAACGCTAACAAAAGTGATTCGGGCAAATTATTACCCGGATTACAACGTACAACCCACGAAACGGGTTCAAATTCCTCTTACCTATTCCCGACTGCGGACCGCGCTCTCTTCATTGCATAACGCCGTGAAGTCGAAGCTGGTACGCATCGAGGAGCTCAAGGCAGCACTTCGAGGCAGCTACGGTGCCGCGGCCGTAGATGCGATCAACGATTATCTCTTCACCGACATCGTGAATGGCGGCATCCGCATCGGCCTGGATATGATGCAGGAGATGGCGGCCGCCGGCGCGAGCGCGAGCGACACGAGTAAAAACGCATGACCTATGGAAAGTCAGCAGATCATCACCGTCACCCCCGATCAGCTACAACGCATGATCGACGCAGGCGTGGACCGGGCCATCGACCGGGTCGTCCCGAAGCTGGCCGACTACATTCTGAACGTCGAAAAGCAGGAGAAACCCGACCGCATGAGTATCGAGCAGGCGATCGAGTTCCTGGCCGAACACGGCTACCCACTCTCGCGGCAGGCGATCTATCAGCGCACCTGCAACAAGACCATCCCGCACGAACGCCTGGGCAACCGCCGGCTGTCCTTCTCGCGCCGGCGCCTGGCCGAGTGGGTGGAGCAGGAAGCCTCCGCTGTCAAGACGGCCGACGAGAGCCTCGAGGAGGCCGGCCGGTTGATTTCCGAACAATCGAAACGTAAAATGAATTGACATGAAAAACGAGAATATCGAGCTCATCGAGGTCGAACTGACCGAGGAGCAGAAGAAAGCCGCGGCCGACTGGCGGCGGGAATATGCCGAGATGCGCCGGCGCTGGCGCACGTACGTCCTTAAACTCCGCAACGATGAATGAGACGATGAATTTGTACGAGTCTATCGGCGAAATCTTCCGTCCGATGGGCGCCTCCGCAGGTGTCGCCGAGTGCGACCGAGAGGAGAACGTGAAGTTCCAGGAGGTCGTGCAGCGTATGTGGGTAACGTCCGACCTGTATCGGCAGATCGCGGGCTATATCCGCGACTATGCAAAGGTTGAGGCCGAGACGCCGGCGTATTATCGCGCCCGGTGCGCCATGGAAGAGATCACTTTCTGCAACGCAGCGACCAGCGACGCCGTGCTGGTAGTATCGGGTGATGCGTGGCTGCACTATGTCAAGGTGCAGGAAGAATGGGGTCCCGAGGAGGTGCTCAGCCGCGTGGATCTGGACCTGACCGTCACGGCCTACAACAGCCTGAACGAGAAGATCCCGTGCGACTTCGATGCAAAGGAGCTTAAGAAAATCATTTTGTCATAAAACCAACAACCAACAACTCACAATTATGGAAGCTACAAACGCTGTTGTCAAAGTCGATTTCAATCACCTGCCTGACCTTACGCAGGCCGAACCCGAACCGGTAGAGCTTTCGGGCGAATACTGGACGCCCGAGCAGGAGGGCGAGACCCGCCGGCTGTTCTTCGTCGGACTCAACGTCGAATCCGTCGTCGATATGGAATCCGGTGAGTCCCGTGATCTCCTGGTCGCGCAGTTCGTTGAGAATATCAACGGCGAAGTGCGTGCCGTCCGCAACGGTTCCCGCCGTCTTGTCGGCCTGTTCGAGGCGTTTCAGTCGTCCATCAAGCCGGGCGATGCTTTCGAGATAACCTATCTCGGAAAAAAGAAGAACAAGAACAACGGCTACAAGTCGGACAACTGGAGTGTGAAACGACTGATCGTTAAATAGTCATGAACTATGGTTTCGATGTGACCGATTTAACCGGTGCGGCGATTTGCTCGGAAGAGCTCACGCCGCTCCGGTTCGACCGGTCGGAATATACTCCTTTCGAGGAGTTCGTGCACAGACTCGATGATCTGCCGTCCAAGCCGACGCGGGTTTCTGTGCGGAGCCTGGGCGTGAACGGAAAGGTGGTGAACGACCGGATGGATAAATACCTCGGACACCTGGGCGAGAGTTCGTCCCTGCTCAAAGAGGTGTTGAAGTCCCCGCGCCATTACCTTGTCGCCCGCAACGGTGAGGTAAAGCCTCGCAATACTGCGCATTTCGATCTCGGCACTTTCGTACATTCGGCGTTTTTGGAACCACAGAAATTCGACAAGGTACTTATCGAGCCGCCAGCTAACCGGGGGACGATCGGCGGGATATGCACGCTGATCCGGTACTATTGGGAGCTGCTGGGCCGAGCGCAGGATGCCGACCTCTCTTCCATGAAGATGCAGGACATGCGCGCGAAGCTGGCCGAGCTGGAGACCGAAGCGGCGGATGCGGGGTATTCGTTCGTGGATGCGCAGACCAGCACGATCATCAAAGTGCTCCGCGCCGCATACCGGACATACGGCGGAGGTATCATACCGCGCCTGCTGCGCTGTGCGCGATCCGAAACTTCCATGTACACGACCGATCCGCAGACCGGCCTCGCAGTGAAAATCCGGCCGGACGCGATGCTGCTTGAGGAACATGTCGGCGCCAATGTCATCGTGTCGGTCAAAACTACGTCGGCGCCTTCCCCCAAGGCTTTCATGAGCGATGCGGCCCGCTACCGCTATGAACTGTCCGAGGGGATGTACCTCGAAGTTGCGAGCCACGTCACCGGCCGGAGGTTCTCGGGCACGCTGATGATCGTGGCACAGACGACGATCCCCTTTCAAGTAGCTCTGATATGGCTCGATGCGGAGGATTTGCAGATTGGCAAGTACAAATACCGTCAAGCGCTCGACATTTTGCATCAGTGCAAAACGAACAACTCGTGGCCGGGCTTCGACTGCATGGCGGAGGAGGGTGCACACGGCATTCTGCAAATTCGCTTTCCGGAGTGGATCAAGTATGAATTGGAACCCCAATACATTCCTCAATAGCATGTACCAGATTTCCAATCAAACCTACGCGCAAATAACGTCCATCTTCCGGGCGCTCGCAAAGTGCCAGGGTCAGACCACACGGGAGCAGGATGCGCTGCGAAGAATGAAGCTCCTGGGTAAGAAGCTGGCCAAGGCCAAGAGGATCGAGAATGAATAATGAAGTCGCTTATATGGGAAGAAACAACAAAATCGAGCTACAGTATTTCACGGTGGACGTCAATATTCTCCATGATAAGAAAGTTCGTCGTCTCACGCGCAAGTATGCCCGCGGCATGGAGTTCTACATCTACCTCCTCTGCGCGATTTACTCGGACAAGGGGTACTATCTGCCATTCGATGACGATACGATCTACGATATCGCCGACGAGATGCGCATCAGTGAGGACGAAGTACGCGAAATGTTGGACTTCTGCATGAGCGATACGATCGGTTTGTTTAGCCGGGTTATGATGGAGAAACATCGGATTTTGACTTCGCGGGGAATACAATTCAGATACCTCGATACCATCCGAATTCTTAAAAGAAGGGTGAATATTGACCCGTTGTATTCGTTGATTTCCGAAATTTCTTCCGAAGAAAATCCCATTTATTCCGAAGAAATACCGATTTCTTCCGAAGAAACCCCCATTTCTTCCGAAGAAATGCCGATTTATTCCGAAGAAAAGGGCATTTATTCCGACAAAAGTAAAGTAAAGAAAAGTAAAGTAAAGGAAAATAAAGTAAAAGAAATCTCTCTCTCTGCCGCGAGCGGCGACGAGAGTGTCAAAGAGAGAGAGAGATTTTTGGAAATTTTATTTTTTGAAAAAGAATTGCTGTCGCCACAGCAAGAACTCGACAGGTTTGTCGCCCATTACGAAAAATCCGGGTGGCTCGATGCTAACGGCAATCCGGTACGCAATTGTCTTGCGGCGCTCAAATCCTGGGCGCCGGACAAAAACGCAGTCAAATGCCGCTCCGACACCGTTACGTTGTGGCGAAAAGTGTACGACGCCATCGGCCGGGCAGCGCCGGGAGACGACCGTGCGATTATGCTCGAACATTTTTTGGGATTGATAGAGGAAGGACCGAACATCCTGCTGATCGGGGCGGATAAATCGCTTCCCGTATGGCTTGAACAGCCGAATCATGTTTCCGCAATGCGTGAAATTCTGGCTGCTAAGTTCGGTGCGGACAAGAAAATCATTTATCGGGTGCCGAGAAATGAAGAATGAGGTGATGAGCCAAAGCATCAGCGGTATGAAAATGTCGAGACGTCATTTTTACCAGTGGCTTCATGCAATGGATTGGATTACTATAGCACGTTGAATTAAAGCAACTAACATGCACAACAACTCAGAAATTATTTCAACATGACCCACGCATCCTTATTCAGTGGCATCGGCGGCTTCGACCTCGCTGCGGAGTGGGCCGGGTGGACGAACGCTTTCAACTGCGAGATAGACCCGTTTTGCCAACGAATACTCAAATACCATTTTCCCCATGCGGAACAATACGGAGACATCAAGACAGCAGACTTTACCGTTTGGCGGGGACGCATCGACGTCCTTACCGGCGGCTTCCCCTGCCAGCCGTTCAGCCTCGCGGGCAAGCGCAGGGGCACGGAGGACGACCGCTACCTCTGGCCGGAAATGCTGCGGGTTATTCGGACTGTTCGACCCCGCTGGGTCGTGGGCGAGAACGTTCTCGGAATTGTTAATTGGTCGCAAGGAATGGTCTTCGAGCAGGTGTGTGCTGACTTGGAAGCGGAAGGATACGAGGTGCAATCGTTCGTTATACCAGCTTGCGGTGTCGGCGCTCCCCACCAGCGATACCGGGTGTGGTTCGTCGCCCACCATGCTGCTGCCTACGGTTCAAACGCAGGGGTTGAAGCAATGCAAGAGAGGGGAAACGGTGTTTATGCCGATCGGGATGCTGCCGACACCGAAAGCCAGAGATTACCAGTCCCCTGGAAATCACGGAACCGGAGGGCAGGATTTGAGAACCGTCATATCATCCCGGACTGGTGGAACTTCCCAACTCAATCCCCTGTTTGTAGCCGAAATGATGGGGTTCCCGACGGATTGGACGGTATTACCTTTCCAAGCTGGCGAATCCAATCTATCAAAGGGTTCGGAAATGCCATCGTGCCGCAAGTAGCATTACAGATATTTGAAACGATAAATGAATATGAATTTAATCGATATAAACCATGAAAGATCAAACCACAACAATCGAACAATCGTGCCGCCTGTTGGAGCTGGGCGTTCCGGCGAAAGCGGCAAGTATGTGTTGGGTGAAAGACCCCAATGAAGGCGAATATAGCCTCTGCCTGCACGATGAATTTTGCTACGAGGTCGCAGCTCTTGAACCCGTTCCCGGCTTCACGGTCGGCGACCTGATAGAAATGCTACCGAAGCAAATAGGGAACTCGCATACAGAATATTTCCTAAACATTGGGAAGGGGGTTAGTCGCAAGTATCATATATCGTATCAATATGGAAGTGTGAACCATCAAGGAAAGGTTACATATAATCTGAAGTTCAGATGCAAAGACGGTAGCGGCCTGATAGAGCGCCTTGTTGAAACGATCGAATGGCTTTTGTCGAACGGATATAAGTTGAAGGTATGAAACACGAAGTCAAACAACCGCTGCGCCTTGAGAATGGGACGTTCATGCGTGGCGAAGTAGAAGTGCCGATAGAAATAGGCAACGCCGAGCAAATAGCGCTTTTGCAGAAAATCGAGCGCGACATGCGCATCCGGGAAAAGGATGCAAAGGCCGGGAAACTGGAAGATGCAGAATACGAGTACGGTATAATCACCTGCAAAAAGTGCGGTCGCGAATACGAGATTGAGAATAAATATGCTAAATTGGTTGAGAAATGAAAACTAAATTACTCAAACGGCTGCGGCGGGAAGCGGACGAAGCCGCTGATGATTATTTTTTTGTATGGATGAACAACCCGGATTATAGTCGCAGGCAATTTGAACGAATGCACATCCTCCGCCGCGTTGCGGAGCTAAAAGCACAGAGAAGATGAAGATCGACACCAAATTCAATCGCGGGGATGTTGTTTATTACATGAGCTCCGATAGAATCTGTTGTAGCGCGATTAAGGAGATAGAAATTCATCTATCCGTGGATTACAAAGAGGAGCCAGCGATCATCTACAAACTGTTCGACGGATGCCATCTTGTAAATCCGGAAATATTGTGTGCGACTGGAGAAGAGGTCGCAGCGGAATTGTTAAAACGCATATAAATTTTTTAGCTCAAATTATGGCAGAAAAGATTATAACAAAAATAATTGGATATGACTTGGATTATCTAATACGGTTTCAAGAAAATGTAATCAAGACTTGCACCACTGAGGGCTTTGACCCTAATATGCTTTCAGCGATGCAGGATATTAAGAATATCCTTGAAGGAATAAAAGAGTGCGGATTGATTACGGAATTACCAGCAACTAAAGGCGTATCATACCTCAAAATGAAAACAAATAGTGAAATGTAATTATGGGAACCGTACACATTCTGAATCGAGCCACGAACGAACACTACGCTTGGCAGGCTTTCAAGGTAGAAGATGTTCCGCAGGATCAGCACTCTGAACTTTGCGTATTGGTTTATAACGACAAAGGCTCTTATCCGATTATAATAGAGCCATTCCACATTAGACGTTGTTGTAATTTCTATGAACATGGGGTATGGGAGAGTTATCGTGCAATGAAACTATCCGAAGCGATCAGAATATTCGACAACATCGATCAAATCAACGCCGCGCTTTACAAAATCGGAGGGAGAGAATTCATGCACAACGAGGAAGTGTGGCTGATGGAACCGTTTGATGATCGTCGCGCATATGTATTCACCGGCGATAGGGCGAACCCGATAAAAACGAGGGACAAGATGTCATACGCGCTTAGGAGGTACGTCAAAATTTATCTTAAAAAATAACCCAGCTATGGTAACAAAAGAGCAGTACGACGCCGCTAAAACGGTTGTTCAATTATACGAAGATCAAGAGTATGCCAGGAAGTTGGAGCAAGCACAAAATGATTTTCCGATAGGTACAATGGTTCGTTCCACCTACTCGGATTATGCAACATCATCGGGTGAAGTGTATGCTTACGGACGACATGGCAAGGAAGTAACGCTCAAAGTAAAGGGTTACTGCAAATTAAGTATTCTCGCAAAATATGCTGTGAAAAAGTGAAAAAAATAAACTTCAACGACCGCTACGGTCTGACGCAGGCGGAGGATCATAAATAGTCGAATGGTATGGATACGAAACTGACAGTCGATGAAATCCAGATTGCGCTCCGCAATAGCGGTATTTGGAACAAACGGCAGGATATATTCATTCCGAACCTCTCGTGGGGATTGCTTCAATATGAAGCCGATCTGGTAATTATCACCAAGTCGGGGTATATGACCGAGGTGGAGATCAAACGGTCGTGGGAGGATTTCAAGGCTGATTTTAAGAAAAGCCACGAACACAACGATCCGCGCGTCTATAATTTCTACTACTGCGTGCCGGAATCGATTTGCGATCGGGTTGTTGCCTTTCTAACTGAAAAATACGACGCGGGCCGCCCGGCGGTGCTTTGCGTGTCGGAAACGGGAGGTATCAGGCGCTACGGCGGTGGTGTCTCTCATCGTGGAGGCCGCAAACTATTTCTCGAAGAACAGCTTACAGCGGCCCGTCTCGGATGTATGCGGGTTTGGAACCTGAAAGAGAAATTTTTAAAACAGATAGAGTGATGAAAAGTGAAAAAGCAAAAGATGGGATAGAACGATTCAGAATTACAATGGCTTTAGAATATAAAGACGAACTTAACGAGTTATGCCGATTATTCAAAGAAATCGCAGAGGTCGCCGAGCAGGAGGCCGAGGAGCGGATATATCGGAAAGCACATAATATTATCAAAGAAATGATGGACGGCATTTTTAAGGGCGACATGCCCCAAAAGATCGCCGATGAATTTATCCGAAAACTAAACGAGAAATGAAAACAATTGAGGAAGCGGAGAGGGAATATTCGTTATCATCATACCCCACGAATAAAGATATGCAATTTGCGTGTGAAATGCACTTTGAGGCTGGGGCTGAATGGATGCGTAAGCAACTGACGCAGTGGATTGATCCGAAAGAGGCTTTGCCGGAGGACGATAGGAATGTGCTACTGAAAACTAACGACGATTACGACGTCTATTCAGTCGGGTATTTCAATGGTAATTGGTGGGGCGGGAATCTACCGGTAAATGCGCAGGTTATCGGCTGGCGGGAAATTAACGAATAAATATGATATGAAAGCAACTGAACTAAAAGATATAGTAGGTTATCTTCCATACGGCCTTATTGGGTATCAGGAAGGACATATTTGCCGAATCGATATGCAATTTGTAGCCCGGCAAGGGGTGCAATTGTGTAATTACAAACCAGTCCTCCGTCCGATGTTTGACCTTACCAAAGAAATTATCCATAGGGGTAAGAAATTCGTGCCGATGGTTGAAATAGGTAAATTACTCGGATTCGATAACCTGAAAAAATACGAAATCGACGGTGAAATCCAATATGGCTTTGAAACCCACTATGCCGATGATGCACAGGGCTACACATTCGGATGGCATCAAGCGGCGCAATCGTTTGGTGTGTGGTACGACCGAATAGACGAAGAAACACAATCAGTTGAAAGCCTGATTATGAATTTGTATGCTTTTGACAAACTTGCCGAATGGATGTTTGATTATCGTGACCTAATTGGGAAAGGTCTTGCAATCGATGTGAGCGAATTGAATGAAAACCCGTATAAAATTACTATAAAATACTGAGATTATGAAAACGACCATCAACAACGGAATTTACATCCTTGACAGCAACCGAGAGCTTCACAGGCTCGACGCATGGATGCAGCAGCCTGATCCGACGATCGCACAGACCGTCGTACTGGTAACCGACTTTGGAGCACTCGAAATCGCCAAAGACGACCTGCCGGGCGAGTTCAATTTCGAGGAGGCACAGAAAGCCGCCGCCGACTACCGCGAGGGATTCCGTTGCCCGACCCGGCACGAAGCAATCGAAATGTACGACGCCCGGTTCCGCGGACTGGACGAAGCCCTCGCAAAGATTGGCGGTCAGCCTATGAACGACGGCTGGCGCTGGACGAGCGAAGCCGACCACGACCCGGAGTGCAATTCCAGCATCGCGTTCATCTACGGCGGCCTCACGGGCAGCGTGGGCAACAGCAGCAAGTATGGCACGTACTCCGTGCGGCCTGTGGCCGCGTTCAGAAATGATAGGGATGAATAAACATTATGAAATCCGCTTGGTTATACCTTTGGGCTGCAAACTTTTGGGATGCAAAACCGAGGATGATGTAGCCGTGGTGGTATTCGAGGACGACACCGGCCCCTGCATCCGCAGCATAGGATTTTGTCGGGAACATACCGGGGAAGTGTTGGAGGAAGAGGAATAGAAGCCTCGGCATTTGCTTAAATCTAAAAATAATGACCACGAATAAGCGTAGGGGAGGTGTGAGGGATGAGTCTATTATTTATGTAGATTTTGACCGCAAACAGTTGGCAGCTTTATTCAAAGCCATGAACAGATGGCTTGGTGTTAAATACGCAAGAAGGTCCGCATATGTTCGAGTTGCACGGCCGATGACCAAAACGATAACAGAAGTGATACCACCGGTATGGAGACGTCGCTCCCGAAAACGGGCGGATATAAATAATTCGGAGTTGCCTCTTTTCTAATTTCATTTGGATATTGTGCCGGCCGATCGGTATTTTGCAAAACAACTATTCTTTCATGAGCGAAGAAGAACATATAACATCAGCATTTAATAATATCTCCTTAGAAGATCTGCAACGTATGCAGCGGATACTGATAGCATTATGCGATCCCCTTATGGATTATGACCAAGCTGCGGCCGAATGCGGCAAGTCAAAAGAGGCTTTGTGCGTAAAGATACATCGATCGAGGATCCAGCCGACACGGAGCCGCAAGATGATACGATGGTCGGATGTGCAGCGAATCAAAAATAAAGAAGTGTAATATTATTTATTCCATAAAATAAAGTATATCAATTGATTTACTTTATTATGTAAGGTCGTGGCACCCTGTGCCGCGGCCTTTTAGTTTTGCACCTGTACGTACCGGAATCCCCCTCCCCGCAAGCGAGGGGATACAATGTAAATCAACTCTAATTATGGGTGCAGACAAAACTTATATTTTCGACGGCGCCACATCGGGCGGAGGTCTCGACATTGCGGCCCTCGTCTCTTCGATGATGGGCAACAAAGGCATGGACCCCAACCTTATCGCGGCCCTGATGAACGGCAACAATAATCGCGGCTCGTGGGGCGGCGACGGCTGCTGGTGGATTTGGATTATCCTGCTGTTCTTCTGCTGGGGCGGCAACGGCTTCGGCTTCGGCAACAACGGCGCCGGCGGTGGCCTTCCGGCACAGCTTAACGGCGACGCAGGACGCGAACTGCTGATGAACGCCATTCAGGGCAACGGCACGGCGATCAACCAGCTCGCCTCGTCTATCGGATGCTCGACACAGCAGCTCCAATCGACGCTGTGCAACATTCAGAGCCAACTCGGTCTTACCGGTCAGCAGACGATCAACGCCATTCAGTCTATGGGCTGTCAGATCGGCAACCAGATCGCACAATGCTGCTGCGACATGCGCACGGCTATCGAGCGTCAGGGCGCCGACATCCGGCTCCAGAACTGCCAGAACATGAATATGCTCACCAACACGATGAACGGGAACACCCTGCAACTTCGTGACGCCAACCTTGCCAACACGCAGGCTATCTTGGCGAAGGTGGACGCTTTCGAGAGCCGCTACCAGCAGGACAAGCTCAACAACCTGCTCGCCGAGAACAACGCCCTCAAGGGTCAGCTTTCGCAGGAGCACCAGAATGCCTACTTCAACGCCACGATCAATGCGGCCACCGCGCCCATTGTAAGCCGCCTGAATTCACTGCAGGGCGACGTGGACGGCATCAAGTGCAAGTTGCCGAACACCGTCTCGGTACCTTATCCGCAGCTCTCAGTGTTCAATCCTGAGTGCTACCGCGCCGCCGCTTTCGGGGCTGCCGCCGGTACCTATGCGGCTGAGGGAGGTCCTTATGCAAACTGCGGATGCTAACAAAGGAGGTGACTATGGAACCTTTTTTTGGCAATTTAAGCAGGTATGATTTCCTCGGCTTCCCCGTGGCCGGTCCCTTTGTGCCTCTCAGACCCTTCCCGGTACGTCGGCGCAATGTGCGAACCCTCGACCAGCGCGGAATCTACGAGCTCTGTACTACGGGCTTGGTAGAGAACCTGGAGACGGAATCTACGGCCGATTATGGCGTGAGCAGGCGGGCATGGAACGCCCTGCCGTGCGAGTGCGTAGTGGTGTGGAAAGTCCGTCAGCCGGTCTCTCAGAACGGCGCCGGCCTTCCGGTCACGATAGTCGTTCCCGTCGGAGCGTCGGATTCGACCATCGCAGGCACCACCAATGGCGCTAAGATGGCCGTCATCGACAACAAGGGCACGCAGGTGCAGGGCCATGACGTAACCGTTCCTACGGGCAGCGGTTCGAGCGGCGACCAGCAGCAGGTAGGCTACACCACCGAACATTGGGTCTATATCAATAAGTCGGCGGGTATCTTCCGCCTGATGGGGGTAACGGCTCAGAACAGTCCGGCGCGTGCAGCCAGCACGCCCGCAGGCAATACGGAAGCTCAGGCAGTGAAATTAAAGTAAAACAGAAGGGCGGGAAGGAGGACGCACCTTCTTCCCGGCCTTTCAAAAAAATCACAACAGATGTTTGCAAATTTGACAAAAGGATCATCGGTTTTCGTGCTCGACACGCGCGAAACCCCACGGTGTTACAGAACGGTGGTCAAAGATATTTCCCAGCCCTTTACACGACCCATCAACCCGGCACAGCCCAACTTCATGCCCCCGCAGTTATTTGTTCGGATTACGACCGAGAATAACGATACGTGGGAGGTTCCCAACAACATGAAGTGGGCATCCAAAGAGGGGCTGACTATCGCAATGGAGCGCGAGGATATTGTTTCGCAGATCAACGCCGCGAAGCAGGACAGCATCCAGGTCGTGAACTCCTACGAGCAGCACAAGAAGAATATCGAACGGTATGAGCAAATACTGCGCGAGTTCGATCCGGTGTACGCTGCCGCAATAGAGCGCGACAACGAGATTCAGCGGTTGAGCGAAATGGTCAAAGGGCTCACTTCGCAACTGAGCGCTATTGCCTCGAAGATCGACACGAACGTCCCCAAAGACGAATCGAAACCCCTTGCGGCAGAGAAACAGGCATCTACAAAAAACAAGTAAAAAGTATGAGTTTGAGAGCAATAATCAATGGACGCGCCATGTATGGCGACGAGGATTTCGAGCGAGAGCTCGAGAAAGCCTATCGTGAAGGGCGGCGCGAGGAGCGCGAGCGCATGGAGGAACATTACGGCTACGGCGAGCGCGGCGGCTATGGCTCGGGTTCCGGTTCCGGTTCGGGATCGGGTCGCGGAGGCGGCAGCTACGGACAGCGGGACGGCATGTACTACATGGACGACGAGGAGGAGGAATACGAATACGGCGAACGCCGTGGCGTGAAGGGCACCGGTCCCTATTCCCGCTATTATCGTCGCAGACGTTAAGTAACCGAAGGGAGGGGAGCAATCCCCTCTCTTTTAAACTTTCAAATTATGAGAATGGACGTTTATGAAAAGCTGCCACCGGGCATGGATAAGTATTTGAGCCATTACCAGTGGCATTTTTCCAAAAAGATGTGCGAGTTCGCCGTATCGAGAATGTATAAGACAAAGGACGGCAAGAAGCAGAAGATTGAGCCTTATACGAAAGAGCAAACCGATCAATTGCTCAAGACATACGGCATCGAACTCAAGAACGACTACGCCTACGACGCCTGTTTCGCGGCGAATATGTGCAAGTCGGATTACCTGGGCTCCTCCGTGCAGGACGAGCAGCATGTAGCCCTCTTTGTCAAAGACTACCTTGACGATCCAGACGGATACAAGGGTCTGCCGTTCACGCGATATTATGCCGACACGGAGGCATTGGGCTTGCCGATTATATGGGAAGATATGATGTAACTTTAAAAAAAACTATTATGCTTGAAATCAAATCATTATTCGATTTGCGCCAATTCGCAATTCAACAGGTGGGTTTTGCTCTGGCAAAGAGCAACGAGACTTTCTCAGTGGACGAACTGATCGAAGGAACCCGTAAGGTGGTGGATTACCTCAAAGGGGATGTTTTGCTGCCTGAATACGTAAAGTCTGTCGATCCCGCGGAACTCATGTCGCGCGTTTTATCCAATTCGTCTGAGACTAAACCCCATATCGCGGCAGAGCATGACATCTGTTGAGAACATGGAGAAGCGCTATGCGATGTGGGCGCATGAAGCCGAAACACCGCAGGATATCGGGCGTGCGAACACGATACAAGTCGATAACAGTGTGTGGATATTTGCGTTTCTCTGTTTATTAATTTCCGGAGACGGTTTTGAGACAAACGATGAAAATGAGACGATTGCGAACGAATAAAAGCGTCATTCGACAGCTCACGGACGAGGAGTACGACAAACTGGACGCATACATTGAGGACGCGCTGATGAACAAGAAGGTCAATCGGGCCGCCCGGCGCAGGTTGTCGCAAAATTGGGCGCGTTGTAAGCGCCGAAACGTGCAGGAGGAGGCATGAAAGTCGGAGACCTGTATATCGGACGGTGCAAGTGGCATGTGAAGTACTATTTGGCTTCTACATGCTACTACACCGACCGTATATGCAAGTCGCTGGTCGAAATAGCCTGCCCGCCCGAAACGGTCGCCCGCGCCCGGCGTGCGATGGAGCGCTGCGAGCTCAACACCGGTGTGACCTATTCCAACAAGCGAGCACACGAATCGGTGATGGTCGTGGCACTGACCTCCTCCCCTGCGCAGTTCCTCAATTCCTTTGAACACGAATTGCGACATCTTACCGATCATATTCTGGACGCAATGCAATACCCGATCGGTGGTGAAGATGTGGCTTATTTGGTTGGCGACATAAATTCATGCCTATGGAAAGAAATACATGAATTTATTTGTTGTAACCACCAAAAATGCGAATGTATGATAGATGTCAAAAATGATTGTCCGACCTCAAAAAAATTGAAACGAGAGCATCAACTCAAGGAGCTGCTCAAAGACCTTGAGCAGGAATTGCCTCAACCTCTTTTTGAGCAAACGAAAGAGCGATTGTACGATATTCTCGATTTGGATTGAACGATCTTTAATATTGAAAAAGATGTGATGTGTATAAATTGTGTGCATTTATAAAAATCAATTAGCTATCTACATCAATATAAATAACTATATATTAGAGTTTTATAGCTGAGAATAAAACCATTTAAACAAGGACGAACGAGCCTTCGAGCCTGTAGCCCCCGGCCGTATGAGTAACATGCACCACACCGCTCTCCCAATAGATCTCCATCTGCATGCTGGGCAGATGGTAGGCGCCGTACGAGTAGTAGTCGCCGATCGAAAATTCGCCGTATTCTCCCCATACATAATCCCCTTCGGGCAACCGCAGCTCGCCGGAACCGCTCCTGCGCGGAGCGAACATATCGAGCGTAAAGACAAAACCCTCCTCGGAAACCCAGCCGTCTTCCAGGTATCCGTCGCCGATTTGCAGGTAGAAATTATCCAACCCCTCTCCGTCGCTGTCGCCCAGATAAACCGCCGTCGTGATACGGTCGGCATCGACGTGGTAATCGCAGCCCAATACCCCGGACATATTGGTGAGGTCCATCTCTCCCACATAGACGAAAGCGACGCTCTGACCGTCGGCAAGCATAAACTTTCCGACCATCGTGTAACGCCCTGCGACGTAATCGACCGTCACATAACCGTCGGTTATCAACTCTGTACCCGACTCACGCCCTTCATCGTCGATAAACGTGCATCTCGAGAACTCCGAGGTGAGTGAAACAGAGCCTTCCTCGTCCATACCTTCGGGGTCCACCGTATAGGTGCCTGCCGGCAAAACGGCGTTCATGGGACTCTCCGTAGCACTGCCGTACAGATCCAGCGTAATCGCCAGACCGGCTCCCGTGGCATAGCCGTAGTCATCGAATACGACATCGGTAACGGTTATGCCGTAGTTGTGCGCCACGCCCCACTCTCCGTAATACAGTCCGTAGGCCGAAGTGCCCTTCATGCGAAAGTCGGCATCGGGAATCTCCGGGCCTTCGGGAATCTCGGGATCATCGGCTTCCCCGGTCTTCATGCTGATCCTCTCAACCGGGCTCGTCCCCGCATCGTTGGACGCTGCGGCCAGTATGACATACTCCGTCGCGGATTCCAGATCGGAGAACTTCACCTCGGACTGCGGCTTCGTCACATCGACGCTCTTGCCGTGAGCGAGTATCTCCGCGGCCGACGGTTCCGTCGCCCCGGCCCTTACGATCGTCGCCGCACAAGACAGGGCGTCGGACGGTGTGACATACACCGAAAGCGATGTTGACGTGACCCGGCCGGCCTCGACGGCCACCGAAGGCTGCACGTCCGGTTCCGGAGGCAGCGGGATCATCTCGTCCTTACACGACAACAGGAGCCCCAGACAAACCAGCGGAAACATCCGCCGCAATGGTAAAAATATTCGCATAAACATTTGACAATAAATGCTCTGTCGGCCCAGGCAGAGCGGGTAAATAATGCATTAAGCCCTGCTGATCGTTCGGATGGGCAACGAATTTCCCTGCGATGAAAAACGGGATATCCGAATGATTCAGCAGCGTTGTTAAAGTCCAATTTACAGATAATCGATACGGAATTCAATAAAGACAGCCGGCATAATCGGACTGCGGCACGACGTATTTTTGTCTCGCCCGATTCCGAAATGACTGATTGGCTGACAACTCGCAATAGCTCGCTTCCGATTATCCGGCAAAACAAAAACCACCGTATAGGCTGCATTTCATGCGTGCGGCCACCCGCACTGCTTCGGCCCAGTCTGCGGGCAGCTATCGAACGGGTTGCGCGAGCTCCGTTCGACGGCGTCGCGTTGTGGATCGTAACCGGGCGACGTGCTTCGGTCGGGGTGTCCCGCTGCGCGTCTGCGCGGCCCTTCGCGTGGGGCGTGGAAAATTTTTCGGAAAAAAGATAGGTTATATTCCGTTGCTTTTTTTGCGGATCGGATGCGTAAACGTAATCCCTATCCTGTTTTTCCTTCCATTGTTTCGCTTCGGAGCACCTTTTCCTTACATTCGGTTCCCGGCTCTGCGGCGGTGTGCGGAACCGGGAGTGTCAGGACGCGATATTTTTGTTATATTTGCTCTCGGAGGATTAGGGCATCTTCTTGCCGGAGGTACAGGGCGCCTTCTTATCGTATCATCTTTAATAACATTAGGAGTATGAAAAATTTCGTACGCATGGCGGCTGTATGCTTTGCAGCCGCGGGGTTATTTGCGGGATGCAACGACGACGAGACGCTTGCAACGGCGGAGACGGTCGTGCTCGACAAACCCGCGATCACGCTCGAAGTGGGCGACCGGGAGCAGCTGAAGGCGACCGTGACGCCTGACGACGGGCAAACGCTCGTCTGGAGCTCTTCCGACACCTCGGTAGCGACGGTCACGGAGGGCGCGGTGACCGCCGTAGCGGTCGGCAGTGCACGCATTACCGTTCGGACGGGAAGCGCGGAAGCGGCCTGTTCGGTGACGGTGGTACCTGCGAAACCGGTCGAGGTCGAATCGGTTACGCTGGATCGGACGACGCTCGATCTGACTGTCGGCGACACGGAGCGGCTGACAGCGACGGTGCTGCCCGAGGATGCCGCCGACAAGACCGTCGTGTGGAGCTCTTCCGACTCGTCGGTGGCGTCGGTTGCCGACGGGCTGGTGACGGCCCTTG